CCTGAGTTAAAGTAGGGCGACTTGCGTCGCCCTAACATATTATTATGTTATGGTTAAGTCTGCACAAATTGCGTGTGCAGCTTCGTTTGAAACTTTCAAACCAGCTTCCACCAAGATCATTGACTTCTCAGCGTCACCAGTTTTCGCAAGCTCAACCTGTTGGATCGGACGTAGGTAAGATACTGACGCATATTCTGGGTCTAATAACCATCCGTCACGCTCACGTTGAAACCTGTTAGGGATCACAGAAAGTGTCCCAAAATCAGATAGATAAACGTCAGCCGCCCCGATAATTGTGGTTGGGCCATCAGATGGAGCTTGGTAACGTTGCGCTGCAACACCGGCAAAAGCTGATACTTTTTGCTTATTAACCGGACCAACCATTAGCATCGTTGGCTCACCACCGGATACGAATGCTTGCTGCATTGCATCCTTCAAAATGGTTTCTGTAAACGCACGCATATTATTGGAAGCCGCATCTGTACGAGCTGTTGTACCGTCACCGGTTGTTAAACCGCCGCCTGTACCGACATTCTCGTTAGTTGCAATCCAAGCGCCTAAGCCACCAGTTTCTCTGGCAGTAGATGCGTTCCCTGCTACACTTGCATTATTTAGAAGCATAGTTGCTTCTAAATCCCTGCGAATTTCTTTTCCGCGCTTGGCCAATTGGTAACTTAATTCATTGGTGCGGCCTGCGGTGTCTTGGTCTGCAAGGTTGTCTGCAATGATTGTGGTTCTACGTAGAATTTGGGTATAGTTACCTTTTCTAGTAGTCGCGGCTGTAGCGGCAAATGATGCTACATCATCACCGTCAATCTGCGCCGTAGTCGAAACAGCGGAAAGCGAGTCTTCCTGCCACTCAAAGTAAGTGTTGGTCACATTTTCTGAACCAACGTTAGAAATGAAGGGCGTAGTTTCTGGCGAAATATTCTGAATTATATTAGATAATTCTTCTCGAATACCTACAGCCGAATAGCCCGTAAATGTGTTTGCTACAATAGCCATTATGGCCTCCTATTACTTAGTAACGTGTTAATTGCAGCCGCTGCGTCTTGCACACGGCCAGTCTGTTTTACGCGCTGAAGCGCTTGTGTTTGTGCCGCTTTCGGTTTTGGCTGTGAGTTTCGAGAGCCCGTTTTAAGTGTCTTGGACTTCGGCTTAGGCTTAGTCTTTGCCTTAGTTGCACGAGTTTGTCCTCGATCATATAACATGGCTTTTCGAGCTAACTTCACAAGCGAAGCATTTGCTAGTCCACTTACGTCTTCCTCAGTAAAACCTTGGTTTATGAGAAAATCACGTAACTCTGTAGCTTCCTGTTTAGCGACTTTAACGTCGCGCCATTCAGGTATAAGGTCAGGCAAGATCTGTCTTTGCTCATCAACGTATCGAGCGTGCATTTGCGCGTTTCTCTCTTCGTTAATTTTACCCATTCTTTCTTGCTCTTGGTGTACAGCATCCAGTTGACCTTTACGTTCTTCCTTCTGCTTATTCCATTGACGCTCTGCTTTCGCTGCCATCACGGGGTCTGTGTCGTACAGTTTATCCCAATCAGGCTCCTGTTCCGCTGGTAAGTTCAACCGTTCTTCCAAAGCTGGAAGTAGTTGAGCATACTGAGCACGTTCACGTTCGACTTCTTCGAATTGAGCTTGCATACTACGTTTTGCGTCAGCTAACTCTTGTGTCTTGCGTGTGTAATCTTTCTGTCTCAGGTTTCCACGTCGGAGCTCTTCAACTGTAATCTCTTCACCGTCTACCTCCACAGTATGTGCAAGTATGTCAAAAGATTGGTCTTCGAGTTCTTCAGTTTCTTCTTCGACTTCAAGTTCGCCTTCCGTTTCAGCTTCTTCTAAAGAAACTTCTTCTTCAGGCATTTCGGCTTCTTCGACAACTTCTTCTTGTGTCTCTTCGGCCTCAAGCGCGTTCGGCTCCGTTACGTTATCCTCTTCGGGCGTAAGTAGTTGCCTAATTGCATTTTGTGCTGATTGCAGATCATTCCCTTGTGGGTTGTTGACTTCTGACATCAATATTATCTCCTATTATGCGACTATTTTGATTTTATTTCAATACTCGCGTTATCAACCATTGCACGCAGCGCTTGCCTGACGGCTTCAACACCACGCAATTTCATATAAATAGCCTCGCGGCCATCCTTATCACCAATGTCAGTTAACTCAAACTGTAAGTGGCAATCCCCTTTTATTTCGTCTAGCATTCTATTGAAATCGACGTCGCCCATTAAACGCTCAGCATACCGGCCGTCGTCGATGACTTGTTGCTTACTCTTCGTCATCTATAGACCCTTTAACTATGTCAGCCTGAGCTTTCATTACCTCTCTGTTAATAGCCAAGTCAGCTCTGATCTTTTCAACGTTAAGCTGTGAACCATATTTAGCACTCATTTCTTCAGCTTTCACAAACAGCTCGGCGTCGAGCTCGTCACGTTTACGATCATCTTCCATAATCATTTTCTCGCGCTCTAAATCTAACTCAGCAACTTTCTTTTGTATGTCTGCCTGTATTTGCTGTATTTGAACTGCAATAAGTTGCTCATTAATATCCGGCTTTTCTTCTTGCTGTGGAGGCTGAAACTGGGCTGGGTCACTCCAGAACTGTGAGGTATCTTTAAAACCAGCTAACTCAGTCATAGATTTTAAAGTGTTAGATAGTTTATTAATGTCAGTAAGTGGGTTGGCGGCGCCCATAGTTTGCATTGCCTCTTTCTGCATTTCACCAATCTGGCGTAGCATCATCATGCGCTCACTATCTGAACCACGCCCAAGCGCCACGTTTATAGATACGTCCATGTTGGAGTTCCATACACGAGGATCGATTGGCACAAATTCATTTGTAAGGCGAACCATCCTAGGAGCGTCTTGGTGCGTGGTTATTAAGTATAAAACAATTTCGTAAAGGCGCTTCATGCCTGTCTCAGCAAAAATTCTAGCAATCATTTCTATGTGTTGCTGCGCCGCCGTAACGGTAGCGTTTACCGCTGCCGCTGTGGAAGACTGTAGAGCTGACGCATCTAATCCGGCAGATGCCTTAGATATGCCTGTACGAGCCTCTTTAACTTCATCCATATATTGTAAAACTGGAAATGCTTGCTGGCCGACAAACGGCATGGAAAGTGGCTGAACTTGACCGGCACTTCTCTGCCTGATTATGGCGCCCACTTCAGTTGATAAAACGTCGTCTAAATTGACCATACCTTCAGTCACGGCAACTCGTGGGTGAATAGACATGGCTAAGCTATCTAATGTGTTACGCATGATGTTAGATTTAATGCGCTGGATGTCAGCGACGGCGTCGGCAATTGACATACCATAGAAGTCGTGAGCTTCTGGATCTGGACAAAACGATGCAAATGGGGCCATACCGCAAGGCTCGTTAGCTAAAATTTTATTACCGTCGCCGGCTGTGCATATCTTTCTGAGCTCTGCAATGCCGTCCATGTCGTAATCTACTTTTATGTAATTTTCGACATATAGAACTTTTTTCATTGCGTCGTCGTCACGCTCGTTCATTTCATTAGCTAAGGCTGGGTTACGTGTAGTTCTCTCGACGTTTGTGTTCATGTCGTCGTGAGCTGACGCTAATGATGAAACTTCGTCGAAGTCATAACCCATAGAAACAAGCTCAGACACTGTAACAATACGCCGGTGTGCAACATAGTCACTTTGCTCGATAGATTTTGCCTCACGAGAAATTAGAAATTCTTCACATGGCACAGCTTCTAATTTTACACGCCCGTCTGGGTGCGTGTAAGTAATTCTAACAGCGTGCATCATCGGAGGCGGCATCATTTCACCTGTCATCTGATCCATCATAGGTTCTCCCATAGGCTCAGACGCAACTATCTCAACTTCAGCGTCAGGGTCAGACATAAGAGCGTTTAGCGCGTTATCATCTAAACCGCTTAAATCGTGTGTCTCGTATTTTGTCCTGTCGTCCCAGTAGCATTTTAGAACACCTACTTTACGTATTAACGCATCTTTAAAAGCAGCGTGAAACTCCACAAAGCCATTATTGTCTCTATTAATAATAAAGTTTGCGTACTCTGTCGCCTGCTTAGCTGCCTCTACATCTTCTGGGCCCTGAGGTGAATATTCAACTGTTCTGTCAGTAGAATTAAAAATACGCATCAACGAAGGCATAATCGCCTGTACGGTATCCCGTACGTCCATGCTGACAACTTGGCTGCGCCCGTCTTCCTCGTTACCAAAAGGTTTACCCTGATAATACTCGGTGGCAGACGCTCTAATCGGTGACACCCAGTTATCTGAGTAATCGATTGCGTCGTCGATCTCTTTGCCAAGAATGCCTTGGAGCTCGTCGTCGCCCATTACCTCAGGATTTAATTCAGCTTCGAGGTTTTGGGCTAATTCGTTTATTTCGTTTTCCATGCTACTCACCTTCCAACTGGGATAACAAACCCATGCTGGTAATACCAGCCATTATATTTGGGTCATATACATCTTTAAATTTTGCAAACCGGCTTTTTATTACCGCCGGATCTTTAGCAGTTCTATCAACTAACATAATGTTGCTTATGTTTTCTTTTGTGAAATCTATACCTTTACCTTTAAGTAACGCAAAATCTTCTGCACTTCTATTCATGCCTTCCACAAGATTAATATAGGGAATGTTAGTATACCCTTTATCAGTTAATTCTTTTCTAAATAAATCTGCGCCTATATCTAAATCAACATTTTTTGCATCAGCATATGCATTCATAGCTTCTCTAACACCATCCTCAGTTAAAACAGTTTTACCGTCTATGACCTCAGTCATATCAAATCTTAAATCTGGCTTAATCCCAAACTCTTCAAAATCTTTAATTTCAAATGGTTTATCAGTTCTAATTTTTAAAGGTAGCGTCATACCCTCTTCTTTTTCCATTACATCTCTTGTAAATTTATATCTATCTGCTGCCTGTTTAGGCGTTCCTACGTGAACTCCTAAACGATCAAAACGGCTTGGTATATATTCTGGATTTGTTGCTGATGGCGGCCTGAGCATATTACCCATCATTTTATCTGCTCTCATAAAGTGAGCTGCATCCTTATATTCAACTTTAGGTTTTTGATCAAATTGACCGCCTGTAGACAAAGTAATATTTTTTAATGGTCTATTAGTATTTCTCAATGGTGCATTTTTATATAACTGTTTAAGCCCAAGCCCACTTAGCCCAAGATCTAGACCGGCAAAGCCTGTATTTACTGCGGCGTCGCTATAGTTGCCAGCTCTAAAGTCTTTGACGGCCTGACCGCCTGACATTACACCAGAAACTAAAGGCATAATATTAGCTAATCCGGCGCCGTCAGCAAATTTAGATAATATATCGCCACCGACACGTCTTCCACCAAATAAACTTCTTGCCGTATTTTTACCAATGTAAGGCGTGAATAGGCCAGTCATGTCTTCAGAAAAAGTAGGATCTCTAGGTCTGATTTCTGGGCCGAAGCCGCCGGCTCTACGAGAAATTTCTGACACTTCATCTAATAAAGAATAAGACGGTCCAAACATAGGTTTGTTTTGAGGTAATTTAGCCATTAAACTTTACCTTGCTAAATTTATATGTTAACACCTTGTTAAAAGGAGAGAGAATAATGGACATCCAAGAAGCCCGTGAAGAAATTGTGGAAGAATATATGAAAAGAACAAAGTGCTCAATAGAAGAAGCCGAAAGTTTTGATGAAGCTGTAAAAGCATCTTTAAGAATTAAGGATGATGATAGCCCAATGTTTATTGCTGATTTTTTTCTACTAGGAAACATTTAATCTAACAGCCCTAAACTTTTTATTTGTTCTAATCTTTTCATATAATTATCGACAAGTTCTGCATCAACTAATTGGGGAGTATTTTGAGTTTTGTGAGCATAAGTTGCATTCGCACCACTTAAAGGGCCCTTTTGACCTTTTAGATTTACATAATTTGGACTGTAATATTTATTAAAAGCATCTCTAAATAATTCATCATGTTTGATAGGAACTTCTAATCCACCTTTGTAAACACCTTTAGCTTGAATTGGGTAAGTGCTATGAGGAACAGTTGGGTTTTCTAAAATACCTTTTGTAAATCTTCCTATAGACGTTCCTGCACGCCCAGAAGGTAAATTATACTGGCTTGGATCAGTAACAGAATATCTGGCTGCGCCTACAGCATCT